TGAAATCGCCGTACTGTTGTACGTCGTTTCCGGTGCCCATCAAACGCTGTTCGCCAATGTCCTTGTTTGTGGTCTGCCCCAAGAGAATGTTCTGTGCCGGCGCCAGGAACGACGACCCGAAGCTGTTGTAAGGCGCCGTGGTGTCGCCAAAGCCGGTTGCGATGCCGTTGACCTTGTCCACGCCGGCTTCCAAGTCCTTGGACGCCATGGCGCCGCCGACTACTGCCCCGAGCCCTTCGCCAAAACTAGCCATGTGGAAGCCCTTGCGTTGTATGACAAATTCGCGTAGACCATACCACGATGGCGCCCGAACGCAAAACCGTAATGATATCCGCCCGCCTGCCGGCTTCGCTGGTGGCTCGCGCTGACTTCATCGCCCGTAACACGGACGGGGATATAAAAAACCGCTCCGTAGCGCTGCAGGCCGCCCTAGAAGCGTGGCTGCCCGAACAAGAGTTGAGGCTAGAAAAGCTTGGCGTCCTCCCGAAAAAAGCCCGTTAAGAAGCGCAAAACCGCGACGAACGACGAAACTTGCCTGCAGATGCACTGCAAGCAATGGTTGGACAAATCCGGGCTGTGGGGCCGGCTGCTTATCTTCCACGTCGCCAACGAGCGCAAAGGCGGCATCGGCGCAATCATCCACTTTAAGCGAATGGGCGTCCGCAATGGCGTTGCCGACTGGCTGGCGTTCCTGCCGGGCCGTATCGCCGTGGCGATCGAATTAAAGGACGACGACGGCGAGCAAGATGCAGACCAAAAGAAGTTTCAACGGCAATGGGAAGCCGCCGGCAACGCCTACTTTCTATGCCGCACGCTTGAAGAGTTTCAGGGCGTCGTGCAAGGCGTAGCGTTGTTCGCTTAAGCCCAGGCTGGCAAGGAGACGGAAAGTGACAATCGAAGAAGCATACCGCAAAGGCCAATACGACATGCGACAGCGCATCATCAAGCAATGGGCTGGCTGGACCACTAACACTCTCGGCGGGCACCACAGAGCCCTGCGGAGCGGCCGAAAGGGCTATTCAAACGTTGCCGTCGAGATCAGGGCCAAGTGCAAAGTTCAGCCCCTCGCGGGCATCAGTAGAGAGCGAAACCGCTAGAACGGGAACGGCGTCCATACAGCGGGTGCCGTCTTAATGTAGATACGCGAGCCCGCCGCGCCGCCGACATTCGCGTACCAGTCATTCGTATTGCCCAGGCCGGCACCCGGGGCGCCCGAACCTTGAAACACCTGGGCGCGAGCTGACAACGTCGTAATACTGGAATTGACCGCAGCCAGCGCCAACGTGAGCGCGGCGACTTGCGACTGCAATACAGCAATTTCTAGCTCTTGGCTCCCTGACGAACCCTCCAGCGCGAGAATGGCAACGGTGTTCGCAGCAATCTGCACTAGCGCTTGTTCAAAGCCCGCCACGCTAGCCGGGTCAATGCCTCCGGTGTCCGCCAAAATGGACGTCAGTTCTATCAGCCAGCGATTAAAACCCTGCCACTCGTTGCCGGTGATGAAAGGCGGGGGCGGTATTTTTAAGGTCATTTCTTGACTTTTCCACAAACGTACGTTATCTTGTGTACAACACTAACGAAAGGCTTTGACATGTTCACGATACAATTCGAAGCAGTCGACGGTAGCCACAAACTGCAGGACTTTTCCAGCAACAGCCGGCCGAAGCTTATTCAACACCTTTCGCGTTTTGAACGCCCGATCATGGCGGTGTACGAACGGTCGACACCAATCACGAACTGGGCGCGTATCGCGTTGCGAAGCCACTCCGGGCACCTTAGCAAAGCCGCCCGTGATTTTGCATCCTCTATGATCCGGGCGTGACGTACGCGTACATTTCGTCAAAAGTGAACGGCGCCTGGGTGCCGCCATACTGGAAACGAAACTGGCGGCGGCGCCCGGTGCCGAAGTTCCGCCCAATAGCGCGACGCGTCCCGGGCTGCGGCAGGACAATTTGACGGGCTCCGCGCCACGTCACCGCCTTGTCATCTGACCAATCGAGCTGGAATGTACCTGCCGCCGGCCCCATGGACGAAGTCACGTCAATGGCGTTGAACGTAGCGCGTTGCTCTTCGGAGCCAACCCACGGCGTAATGATGGTTCGCGACAGCGTGCCGGCCGGCTCCGACGCGGAACTAAGGTCTAAGGTGCAAATCTCTCCGGTGTCCAGCCCGACGTACGTAATGCCGCCGTCGTGCTCCGTCGCACAGCGGCCGGCGTGGTCAAGGCGCCCAGGGGACTGCCGGTAGGACCAAACGCCGGTAGAGCCGGCAAGTTCAATCGTCCACAGCCCCGGCATGGTCAATACATAGAAGTCGCTGCCGCCCTGTCCGTACGCGTACGCCGTGAGCTGGCCAAGCTGCGCGGCGGTTAGTTGCTGCAATAGCAAGTCGACCCAGGCCGGGGAAACCGGCTTGCCGGACTGCCCCATGCAAAGCCATATGCGGCGATCGGTGGCCACAAACATGATGATATCGCGCAGCACCGCCAGCGACAGGCGCGCGGCGAGCCCGACGGAGAAAAGCGAGTTAGGATACGGCACGAACGGAAAATCAGTATCGGCGCCGCTGTCGTACCACTGTTCCAGCGAGCGCGAGCCCAAGGGCCACAGAACGCGACCCGATATCGCCAAGTCCACGATACGGTCTGCCCGCGCTTCTTTGGTGGCGAAGCTTAGAGGGTTGACGACGGCCGGCTGCAGCGGCTGCGAACGGTACATACGGTCGGACTGGTTAATATAAAAATTCGACGCTGCGCCGTAGATAGCGAAGTTGTCCAGCTCCGCGCACGATGCCGGGTCGAAGTTAATCGACGCGTCAAAGCCGGAGTTGATAACCCCGCCGGCAACCGTGGCAGTATACGCCGTGCCGCCTTGCGTGCCCGAAGCCGCATTGTTGTTTGATGTGACAACTAGCGCCGTCCTATCTTCCGCCATGCGTATGATCGGCTGGGCCGGGTTCACCAGCACGTTGCCGGCAGCGATCGGGGCGCCCGTTTCGACATGGTGCCATATCGAACCGTCGGCGTGACCGGACCATATCGTGCCGACTGCATGACAGATTGCAATGCAAGGCGCGGACGTTGGCTTGCAGACTTGCGGCAGCCCGGGGGCGCCGATCAATCGGACCTTGGCCGGCTTGCCCTCTTTCATTTCGCGCGGCACAACGCGCACGTTCACCAGCTTGCCGGCGCCTTCGTCAAGGTTTAGCGGGTCCTGAAATGAGCCCAGTACGTCAAGAGGCGGCATTCTATGCCCTCACAAACCGAAGCCATTGCTGCCCGTGCGCCCAGTCACGCCAGCGCTTGTTCACCGCTTCGGCGTCGCCCAGGATAACCGCAATGTCGTTCGCGCTCTTGCCATAGCTGGAGAAGATACGGCGCCCCAGCAACAGCGTTGCGTCGTGGATGCCCTCCGGGGGCATGGCCACGGTGTCGCTGCCGTCCGTCGCTGTGATCGCCGGCAGGCGCCCGCCATACTCGATTAACGCCGGCACCGCGCGGTTGGGCGGCTGCCATGCGGTGACAAGCACGGAGCCGTCCGCCTGCCGTTCCTGATGCCACTTTGTAATGATGCCCGGGAACGTCGTCCGAACAACGTCAGCTTTCGGCCCCACGCGTGTTTCGCGGTTCACCGTCAAATTGATATCGTTCAACCATATTGCTTTGATGGCGACGGCGTCGACTTGCACCGCGTAGTTGGGGTTCGCCGTGCCGACATTGAACGTATAGATTTGCCCTTGCGCGCCGGCCGGCAGCGTCGGCTTTGTCATGCCCATAAGGTACTGCGCGGCGCCGTCCGCTAGTTCGGCGCGCAACAGATCGTTAAGCACCTTGACGTTGTTTTCGATATCTGCCGGTTGCGGCTCTTCTGTCTGGTCAAGGATGCCGAACAGGTGAAGCGCCCTCGTTATCAGTTCCGCCGCAGTCGTCATATATAGCCCCTAATCCGTCCGTACAGCACCAGCGCGGCTGTGAAGTAGATTGCAACGGCAAGAAACAGTCCCCAGGTAAGCACGGCGAGGAATGTTTTTGCCAGCATGCTAGACGCCTTTCACCGCAGCCCAAGGCGGCGACCAAAGAGTATCTGACACGTCCTTGTCCGTTTTCGAAACGTCAGCCAGTTCGGTGGCTTCGTCGGGCGGCGTCACTGTACGGACGGAGCCGGACGGGATAAACGTGCCGTCATAATTCGCCGTCACAATCGTGGTGACGTCGATTATGGTTTGCTTCACCGTCGGGTTTGGCCCCATGAACGCGGCCGATTTGCCTAGGCTGGAATAGTAGGGAACTGTCATAAGCAGGGCGGCCAGCCGCGTGGCGTCGTCGGGTGCCGGCGCCGGGGCGTTGGCGAAAACCTGGGTGGTGCCGCTTTCCGGGCCGCTGCTCCAGATGGCATCCAGCCCCGTCCGCATGGGTAGCGGCTCCGGGGGCGGGTCCATAGAGCGGTCTGGGAACGCCTGGAAGTCATAGACCGGCGGCCACGGGTCCCAACACGGGTTTACCGGCCGCCCGGAAGCGGAGCTGCAGACCAGAAGCCCGGTCAAGCGCTCGCGGCGAAGGGTAGAATAACGCACTCGCGCGCCGCACCGGCTGCACGCGCCCCACAATTCGGCGGGTTTGAAGGAAGGTTTAGCGGTGCGGTGGGCGCCGGCCATTGCACGGGTTCCAAAATGTCGATTTCTTGCAAATCTATAGCACCTTCCACGCCGGGAACAAAGCCCCTCCCGTCCGCTATGAGAAGCACAAATAGTGCCCCGTCTGGTGTTTTGGCCCAGCAATACCCCGACATGTAGACCCCCTATGTATAAAATTGCTCACTGTTGGGCGCCGGACTTGCCGTGATTTGCCGCCACAAGTCAAGGGTGTTTTTGCCACACGCTTGACATATTCACCGACTAACCGTATTTGTACAGACGCAGGGGTCAACAAACGGAGGTGTACAGATGGGTACCGCAATTTTCCCTTGGGAAGCTAAACCGATTGTCGTTATTGATGAAGTGCCGGAGCCCACAAGCGTGCCGGTTGCTTCGTTGAATATCGACACAACGTATCAAGCACTGGCACCGCGCAATCCGCGCCTTATCCGGGATATCGGAAACAATTTCGATTTAACCGTGTTTGGCCGGCTTCGCGTCGTGCGAAGAGCCAACGGCGCCTTGTTCATTGTCGACGGGCGGCACCGCTGGGAAGGCGCGCAGCGGGCAGGCAAGCTGTTCGTCCCGTGCGACATTTACAACGTGCACGACCGTAAGCGCGAGATTGAAATCTTTCTGGCGTGCAACACCCGCATTCGGAAGGTGCCGCAGGGGATGCTGTTCATGGCGGAAGTCGCGGCCGGCGACGAAGAAGCCGTGGAACTTAACAAGCTGGTGCAGCGGGCGGGGTTGGCGATCGTTGACGCGAACACGGCAAAGCAGGAATTTGCGGTGCCGAAGCTGGCGTGTATCGGGGCGCTGAAATCACTCTACGGGCACGGCAGTCCGAGCTATGCCAAACGCGCCACGCCAGTGCCGCCGGCCGAACTGAATAGCGCTTTGGAGCTAATCGCCGGGCTGGCACCGCCTAACGCGCTGGTGACGGAGCACGCAACACTGGGCTTCGTGTGGCTGGTGCACAACTACCCTTCTTTGCGCGACCACGGCAAGCGGCTGGTGGAACTGGGGTGGCCGCGCATAGATGCCGCTGCGCGGGCCGTAGGGCCGCGTCCGAAAGCCGAAGATGCCGGCAAGGCGCTTCTGTCGGTGATTGACTTTCGCCGCCCCAACGGCTCCCGGCTCGCGCCTGGGGTGGAGCTGGCGCCCCCGCCCGACTGGCTGCCACCGATGGCAAAAGCTGCGTAATAAAAAGCGGCCCCGGGAACAGGCACCCGGGGCCGTGAAGTCTAGGGAGGAAACGTCAGCGGGACCCGGATAGGAAATCCCGCCGCCAGTTTCCTAGCATGCTTCCGAAGCGTTGGCTAGACGCCGTCGGCGCCGGGCGAAACATAGACCGAGCGGAAATCCACGATGGAAGCGGCGCACCGGAACCAAAGCGCAATGAGCGACGCTTGGTTGCTCCAGTTGCTATCTTCGCGGGTTTCGACTGCGGAGCGTTCCCAGAACGTGAAGCCCTGCCCGTTGTCTTTCATCTGTTCTGACGTCTGGATGAAATAATTGTCCTTGTCGACAAGGTACGGGGTTTCGACAACTTCGGGCAGCGCTCCGGTGGCGCGCAGCACGTTGATGTTGTTTGTCTGTGCGTTCCACTGCAGCGGCGAACCCAGGATACGCCGGGTTTCCGGGCCGCTTTCCGGCGACAGGATGACCCGTTTCGGCTGGGTGTTGATGATGAAGCCGCGCCCGTTGCGGGTGTACGAAATCTGAATGACCGCGTTTTCAAAAGCGAGTTCCGAAACGTTGGCGGACACCAGCAAGTTGGACTGCAGGCCGGTGGCAGTCGGGTGGGAAGCCGAACCGAGCGGAACGCCGTCGGCGCGAAGGCCGTTCACCGCGTCGGTGGCAACCTGCAGCGGGGCGTGGGCGATGTACTCTTCGGTCTGCCGGGCGGAGAAGGCAAGTTCCTTCATCATGCGGCTGCCGACGTCTTCGTACAGGTTGTCGTCTTTCGCTTCGCGCGAAATGGCGACGGCAAGGCCGTACGACGCGTGAGTAACCTGGGTCCGGTAGCCTTCGTTCGGCGTATCGAACTGCACGGGCTCCAGTTCGGGCTGCTGTACAGCAAGGCCCAGGCCGGCGCGCTCCGTCATGAACTCTTCAAAAGCCTTTTCCGACGGCTTCGTGTCATAGAATTGCGGATAGATCGGCGCCAGTCGTTCGTAGTCGAGCCCGAACAAGGCGTACAGACCCGGCCAATACTGCGATGCCTGCAAAGAGCGGTCGATAACCTGCATGCTGGTAACCCCTGATTTCCGGCGCTGCAGGCCGGCGTTGCGAATGCGTCATATTTAACACATAGTCGCGGCACCCGTCAAACTGTGGTAGGCTACCCCCTTGACATGTCATACATTTTGTAAGACAAGGGGCCACATGCGCAACCTTCCTAAACTCTCATTCGACATAAAAGCCCCGGAAAGCTTCGGCAATATTGCCGAAAAGCTGAACGTGGAAGAGCGCCGCCGGCTCGCCACAGACCTAATCGAACTGATTAACGTTGACGAAACGTCCATGTCCGACTGGCTAGGCAAAGCCAAGGGCTACCTGGACGACATGGAAGCCGACAACAGCGGCAGCAAGTCAAACATCAAAGAACAGGAAGGCTCCGACGAAAAGGCGCCCCCGTCCACGGAAATGACGCTGGCCGCCGTTATTCAGTTCTCCGCCCGCGCCGCCGATGCCTTGCTAGGCGAGCCCGACTTAGCGAAGGCAAGCGAAACCGGCGACGGTAACGAACAACTAGCGGCCTGGGTGTCCAGTCAGCTCCGCACCAAAGACCCAAACTGGACGATAGATACGGACCCGCTTTGTGTGCACATGTCCGGCACCGGCTTGGCGTGGCGCAAGCGCGACTTTGACGACTTAGACCGGGTTTTCCATTCTCACTTCCTGCCGTGTACGGACGTCATTATAAACAAGAACGTTCGATCATACGAACGCGCCCCGCGTATCACGCACCAATTCGACCGTTACCCGTATGAAATTGAGCGGGCAATCGAGCGGAAAAAGTGGGTGGACTATGACCCGCAATTCGATGAAAACGACCCCCAAGCACCAAAGCGCTTTTACGAAATCGATGCGTGGCTTGACCTAGACGACGACAGCATTTCGGAGCCGTGGACCGTTGTCATATCGCGCGACGACCACCCCGAAGTCGTGCGCATTCGGGCGCGCTGGTCAAAGAAAACGGTTGTGGACACTAAAGAAGTTCTGATTTTCAACCCCATTCACCGTTTCTACCCCTACCGCTTCCTGCCAAATCCGAAGGGTGATTTCTTCCCCTTGGGTTTCGGCGCCATTCTGGACCGTATCGAAGGCACCGCCGACAATTTGCTGGACGCCATTGTGGACACGGCGAAGTCCGAAAGCCAGAACGGCGGCGTCATGGGCGGCAGCAATACCGGGCTGCCCGATAGCGTGGAACTGAAAAACAACCGCGTGACGGCTATTCCCACCGACGGCATGCCGCTGGAAAAGATGTTTTCGGCGTTCCCGTCCAAGTCGGTTTCGTCGGGCTCCGTCGCCGTGCTCGAAAAGGTCATGACGCTGGGCGATCGGCTGGCGGGTACGTTGAACCTTTTGGAGAATGCCCCTGCGTCCATGACGGCGACCATGGCCAAGGGCATCATTGATACGGGCTCGCAAATCCAGTCTGCCGTACACCGCCGCCTAGTTGCGTCCATGACGCAAGAGTTCCGGCAGTTCGTGCAGATGGCGGACGCATACGACATGCTGCCGCAGGGTCTTTCAGTATCGAACGCCGACGGCGTTGCAGTAACGGCGGACCCGCAACTAGCCACAGAAATGCAGCGCAGCGCGCTTGCCGGTGTCTACATGGAAATGCTAAAGCAGGCCGCCGAAGGTATCCCGTGGAATATGCAAGAACTGCAAATGCGGCTTGTGCAAGTTCTGCGGCTTTCGAACCCTGAAAAGCTTATCGGTCAAGCTTCGCCGCCCCAGGCCACGCCAAAGGAAAAGATGGATGGCGCGCTTGGCTTGATGAAGCAAAAGAACGAAGAGCGGAAAGCCGCCGCTGACGCCGCTGTGAAGCTGACGCAGGCACTTAAGAATATGGTCGAAGCCAGCGGCGGTATGGTGAACAATCAAGCCGCGTTGCTTACCATGGCGCAGCTAGAGGACGCCGTACAAAAAATGATGAGTGACAACAATGCGGGACCTAACAACATGGCTGCACAGCCCGGAAACCCAGACGCTAGTGCGGTACCTCCAGCACCGCAGGGCGACGGCGGTGCAGATATTTCTGGCGGGCAACCCGGTGCCGCCGGAGCTGCAGGGGCGGGCGGCGGCGCTGTATGATTTGGAGAAGTTGCTAACATCTGCCGAAGATGTTTTGCGGCGTGAATTTGAACAAGCACTGGCACCAAAGGGAGCTAACAAGACATGAGCGGCATTGGCGTACACGATTTCCAAATCCCCCACGAACACGTTGTGCCCACGCGGGACATGGTCATCATTCGCATTCCGTTGCCGCCCACCCACGTGGGCAGTATCGAAATCCCCGACGTCGTGCGCGACATGGCGCAGCACAACGTGCAGGCCGGCCGTATCGTCGCCATGGGGCCGCTGGCGTTCCAGTACAAAGACGGTGACGGACTTAGCCGGCAGGACGTCAAGATAGGTGACTGGGTCGCCATCCGTCCGTTTGCCGGCACGCTGATGCAAGGCGGAAAGATGCAAGTCAACAGCGGCTTTCGCTACGTGTCCAGCTTTGGCGACGTGATCGGCATCATTCCTGCCGACAAGATGCCGGACCCGAAGACCCTGATTTGGGACGACAGCGACAAGCCGGCATTCGACTACAAGCCGCCCGTCGCGAAGCCGGAACCGCTGCCGGCAGACGTCGGCGTGCGCGAGCGCGTCACCTACGGCAAAAAGTAACCCCAGGGAGCTACCATGGACCTTAACGTAATGATGCGCGAGCAAGCGCGCAACGGACTGCAAACCCAGCTTGACGTTGCTGTGACCAATGGCGACACCGAAGCCGCGCGCAAAATCGCAAAGGACATTGCGGCGCTGGAAGTCGCCACCGCGCCCAAAGCGGCGCCGTACGGCAATGACGAAATCAAGGCGGAGCTGAATAAGCTTGACTGGTTTGGCGTCGACCCGGCGAAATCGGCTCGCGCCATTGAGCTGGGCAAGCACATGGACTTGAAGAAGTTTGCCACGCCGGAGCTGTTCGCCGCTGCATTGGTCAAGGCTGTGGAGAACGACGGCAAGACGGCGCCGGCAGCCGCGAGCGCGGAAAACGAAGAGGACGACGAAGAGGACGACAAGACGGCGGACAAAGAGAAGCCCGCTGTACGCCGTACGGACGGTCCCGGCGAAGGTGACGCGAGCAACCGCACCATGCGGCGCACCAGCTCCGGCCCATGGGCGAAGCTTGCGGACGCGCCGGCAGACATTCAGAAGGAAATCAAGCGTTCGGCGGACAAGTTCGTTTCGTCCAACGCGCCAAAGGAACAGCGCGAAGCCTTCATTACCAAAGCGCTGGAAAGCCACTATGGCGTTTACCAGCGCAACAAGGGGAAAAAGTAAACCATGACCGACAGCCCGTTTAACCCAGCCGCCACAAGTCCGTTTGCCGGGCTCGCGCCGAACCTCATTCCGAACCCGCCCGGCGAAGTGCCAGCGGCGCAAGGTGCCGGTGATGCCATGGCGCGGCTGTCGCCCTTCACCGAACCCCAGGACGTGGACGCCATCATTCGCAACCTCATTCTGGACCGGCCCCTTAAGCTGTACATTCCGAAGCGAGCGCAATTTCCCGACTGGGAATTTCGCATTATCAACAGCATTCCGCAGGAAATCGCGGACGCCCACAACAAAGGTTGGAAAGAAGTCACGGACCCGGAAATGGCGGGCCTGTTCACTGACCTTGTTGCCGGCACCGACAAAACCGGGAAGGCTTACCGGCCGATGCTCATGTCGCGGCCTAAGGCGGTGGGCGACCACATTCGCAGGGAAATGCGGAAACAGCTCCGCAGCCTGTATGCCGGCATGGACCCGGCCAACAAAGAGTTGAACGGCAAGTACACAAGCAACGTTGATGCAAAAGACGGCACCAAAGCCACGTTCGAGGGTGCCGGCTGGCGTATCAGGGTGTAGCCCGGGGGCCACTATGGCGAAGAAATCAGGCGGCAAAAGTAAGGCGGAGAAGCCAAAGGGTAGCATGTCGGCGGAAGAGCATCGTAAAATGGCCAACACGCTACAGGCGAAAGCACGCATTCACCACGCCAAGGCCGATTTGGCCGAAGCTTTGAACCCGCCAAAGCCGGGTTCGATGAAACGCGGTTATCCCTGCTAGCGTTCATTTTTGAACCCTGGAGGGACTATGTTGAAACGTTTGGCTATCGTCGGTGCGGCTCTTGCCGTACTCGCCCCCATGGCTGCACATGCAGCCGACTTGCCGGTGAAGGCACCGGCTGGCTTCTATCTGGACGCCCCCGCGCCGACGCGCTGCACGCCGCAGAACTGTTCCGGCTGGTACGCTGGCTTTGGCATCCTGGGCGACGGCAGCAACGCCGACGTTATCGGGAACGGTATCAACGGTTCCGTGTTCTCGACTGGCGGCGCCTTGAAGCTGCAGGGCGGTTACCAGCTTTGGAACGGCGCTTGGTTCGCTGCGATCGAAGCCGGCATTGCTTATGAGTTCACCACGAATGCCAGCGCTGGCGCCATCCAGAACGGCGGGGGCTCGCGTTTCATCGGCACCGAACTGGTGAAGCTGGGCTACAACTTCTTCCCGTCCACGGCTGCCGCTTCGCCCGTGGCCGGGCAGTCTCCGGTGCCTCTCACGGTGCCGGCCAACTTGCTGGCCAGCTCTACCCCATATATGACCTTCGGCGGCATGCAGCGCCGGGGTATCAGTGAATGGGTGAACGGCGTCGGTGTGCAGACCGTCATTGCCGCCGGCTGGGCAACCGACGTAAAGTACCTGTACGCCCCGTCACAGCAAGGCGTGCCGGCTACCAGCGTCGTCATGTTCGAACTGAATAAGCATTTCTGACCTTCCCGTGACCAAAACGACGAAGGCCCCCAGTCACCTGGGGGCCTTTTTCACGTCCGCCGATCGGCTGGAACCTACTTCATCTTCTCCAACAGTTCCACAACCACGCTTGTGATGGTGCGCCGGGTCGCCTTCGCCTTTGCGTACAGCTTGTCCTTGATTTTGTTCGGGACGCGGAAGTCCACGCGGGTGGTGTCATTCGTCGCCGCCGGCTTCTTCACAGCCTTTTTCTTCTTCGGTGCCGGCTTGCGCTTCGCGGGCGCCTTTTTCTTGGCGGCCGGTTTCTTCTTCGCCTTCGGCTTGCTCTTGGCTTTCGCCTTTTTCGCCTCGTTGAGCGCTTCGGTTATCACGTCCATATGTAGCCCTTTCCGGTTGATATCGCGAATGTCATACTGTACACATTCGCACATGTCAACACGCGCCCGGGGGCTGCCGCATGCCGATGTACAGTGTTAAAATCGGGGAAATTCACCTTCGTTCGGACGAACCGATAACGATGGAGCAACGGGCGGAAATTCTGAAACAGTTCAAAAACGAAGGGTATGACGTGATAATAGAGCTGTTGCGCGACGACGCCGCCCGCTTTGTGCCGGATAAGTTTTAGACGTCGACAGCCATAGACACGGCGCACGCGTCAAGCCTGTCCGGCGACCGGCCGATAACGGCCTTTATCTTTTCTTTCGCAGTCATGAACAGCCGGGCCTTTTCGTCGCGCCGGCAGCCGCCCAGGCCCCACTTGTACGCGGAAGCCTCTTCCTGCAGTAGCTTGTCGTTTGGCATCGAGACGTCGCCCTGCAGCCAGCGCTGGAACCTGTCATGCAGTTCGGAGCGGCGGTTTCCGTACAGGGTGTCATTCATGGCGCCCCAGGCGAAGTTCACCGCCACGACCTTTTCGGCTCCGTACCGGGCCATACGCAACCGGGTGGCGTCGACCAAGCCTTTGCCGGTGCCGGTGACGTCAATAAGTATCGCGTCCATGTCGAAGCGTTCGAAGGTCTGCCGCAGCCAGTCCGCCTGTACGTTATAGTCGCGGTTCGTCAGCTCGCCCCACACCCGGGCGCCAATGGCGGAGCCCTGCCGGTCGCAAACGAAAGGCTTGTCTTGGCCGTCGCCGGCCGGGTCGACGCAAAGCAGTTTTAGCGCACCGGAGGACGGAGCCGCCTTGCGCGCCATAGCTGCGGCCACGGTCGACGCCGGGAAAAAGTCCAGCGTGCTATCGGCCATAAAGCATTCGCTGTATACGGACGGGTATTCCTGCCGCGTCAAACGGTGGATTTTCTCCGGCTGGCCGCCGTTCATTGTGGCAATGGTGTAGTTCTGGCGCCAAAACCAATGGAGCTGTTCACGGTCTAGGCCGTGCATTTTGCCGTACTCTTCAAATTCTTGCGGCGCCTTCCACGCAAATGGCACCGCTTCGCGGTACTCCGGCATGACAGCCCAGGGCAGGAAGTGAATGCGCCACGGTCCTTTATTTTGCTGCCGGTTGGCTTCTTCGCACATGTTAAAGAACATGCCCGACTGCCCATTGCCGGTGCTCTCCATCGCAATTTCGGTGTTCGGCAAGTTCTGCACCGTCTGCAACAAGCCCGACGACAAATCTTCTGTGTTGTCAAAGAACGCCGCTTCCGACAGATGCAAGTCGTGGAAGTCGTCAGACCGGCCAATGTCGCCACCGTCTGCCGATGCTACTTTGTACAGCGACTTGAGCCCGTCAAAAACCAGCTCATAGGCGTTAGAAGCGCTGATAGAAGGCCGCACGGCATGCGGCAGCCCTAGAAAAAATTCCTTAATTTCTTTGTGCAGGTTTGACGCGCTGTCCGATCGGTGCGCGACAACCTGGGCGCGGCGGCCGAACATGGTAGACGTCTGGTGAAAGTACCTGCCACCGATGTACGTACTAACGCCCATACGTCGGGCTTTGGGAATGAGGGCGCGCACCATGCCAAATTCTGCGCGCTCCGCTTCTATGCGGGCGTGCAGGACGCGCTGGGCGTTATTGAGAATGAAGGGTATGCGTTCGCCGCCCTGTCGCGGCCGGACCTTCAAAAACTTTTCGCGGTAATAGTTGAAATCGCGCAACTTCGCCCGGCGCTCTTCCTTTGAAGCGGCCGGCGTCGGGGCGTCCCATGGGAACGCAGGGGGCGGCGCAACGTCCCAGGGGAGTGGTTGCGCCGCCTGCATTTATCGAACCCCGAGCGCCTGCAAGTTCTCGCGCGTGGCGGCGATCACATTGGGGTTATTGGGCAGCGCGTCGGCACTGGCCGGGCTGGTGACGACGATGGCGCCGGAAGCGCCTACGGTGTCTTTCTGCGCCTGCAAGCCGCCGAACATGGTGACAAGGCCGCCCAGGAAGCCGTTCCCCAGTGTCGCGACTGCCAAGATAGCCTTGACCACGTTGGGGCTGAGAGAAAGGTCGCCGAGCTGGCTGGCGCCGCCCAGCAACGTGGTGTTGAACAGAATAACGATGCCAATCCATTGCAACGCTGTGATGTTTTGAAGCTTCATTTTGTGCCCCTGGTTTGCAAGCCCCGTGAGTACCACCTATTGCATTCGCGGTCAAATTATGTCATACGAATGGCGGGCGTGAACCCACGCCTAAATCTCCAAAGGGGCCGGTTTAGAATGCCCTCGAAACCGGCCCCGCTGGTTATTCTAAGGCCGCCCGGGCGCGAGCCCTACGCGGTGACACTGGACCGTCTAACCGCCCTGGTATGGGCTGCAAGGGTGCTGAGAATGGGACGACTGGCCAATGTGCTGAAACCCGCAACCGAAGCGCGGGACGGTCTGGAGCACGAACTTATCTCGGACGTGGCAAAGTACGTCGACCGGGTGAACCATATTCGGAAGCGTAAAGACGAAATCATGATGAAACAGCACGAAGCGTTGGACGTCGACATGTCCGATATCGCCGCGTTGGAAGAGGACTTGGAAGCCTTCGGAAAAAACGACAAAGCCGACGCAAGCGATGGCGCGCAGTCGTCCGCCTACGCCGGTACGGCTCCGCCGAAGCTTTAAATCTTTAGGACGACGTCTTTGTGACCCGTCGCGGCGCTGTCTGCGTACGGGTCATAATCTGCAGGCGGGTACCACGACCCGCTAAACAAAGCGGACTGGCGCCACACCGGAACGCGCTGTACGTGCCCGCTATCGACAAAGCCGCCAGTGACGGCGTGGCCCCAATCCTGCCCGGAGATAAGTCCGTGTCTACGTGCCATAGAGCGCAGAAATACATAGGGCTTGTTCCCCGCTTCGTACTTGCCGTTCGTGAACACGCCGAAGTCGACGGCGACGCCATAGCCGTGGCAGCCGACGGTGCGGAGCTGGGTTGCGCGCCTCTGAAACAGCGCACTTTGCCGGGTCTGTGAGCGGTAGGTTTCCAGCACCCGCAAGTCGTGGCCGGTGGCTTTCGCCTCTTCCACCAGCGCGAGAACAGCCGCGCGGGTGCCGGGCTCCAGCAACGCCA